TTAATACATTAAATAATAATGATCCATTAAGTAAAAATAAAGTGTCGCCACTATGTGTTGGTTGTGTTGATGATACTTCAAAAATACGTAGAAAACGTATTAATATTTTGAAATAAATTCTTTATTTATCATAAATTGATGTTTTTTACACCAATTTATTGATTTTTGTATGTTAATATTTACTAACATATTTAATTTATTAAAATACTTGCTCACTATTTCATTACTAATATTTGTAGATGACAAGTCATTAATTTCACTTTGACTATTATTTTCTATTATAATATAGTCATCGCTAAATATTTCTATAGCACTAATATTAGTATTGCTATAATTATTACTTATATTATTTGTATTACTTGTATTACTTATATTATTTGTAGAATCATCCTCGTCCTCGTTTATAGCACTAACGTCTTGAATATTTTTATTTAAAATATTTAAATATTTCAAAAATGAATTATAATTATTGTTCAATAAATTATATTGAATATTTAAAATTTTAAACTCCCTTATTAAATTAATAGTATTTTTTATATTTTCCAATTGCTGTTGCCCATATATAGAATTTATTTCTTGTAACTTTGTAATAAATAATTGATTTAGTTGAATATTAAATAAACTATAGATTGTATCGACTTTATTAATTAATAAATCAAAATTTTCTATAATGTTTGATATAATTTTTTTATTATTATTTTTAAAATTTCTACAAATTATATATTTTTCGGAATTAGCACATCTGCTAGTATTTGGTTTAAATATAAACACATTTTCATATAAGTTACATAATAAATATATAACTTCTATTGTTTTTATTTTAAATACATCAAATATTTTTAATATAAAATTTCCTCCTTGTTTTTGCATTATTAACGCAAAAAAAACTTGTGATAATATTAATTTAAATGACATATCTTCTTGATTATTAAAATCAAGGGAAAAATCAAATCCGCCATCGGCAGTAATATAATCCATAGTTCTGAAATATTTTTTATAACAATAAATTAAATTTTCTTTTAAAAATAAATCTCCGTTTTTTGATGCCCCATATTCTATTTTAATATTTCTGTTATTACTTAATAATTGTGTTGCCTTTTTCCACGAAGGAATATTAACATTATCACTAATTAATGTCATACCATAATAAGTATCTTGCTTATTATTTCTTTTATAATTAAAAGCCTCTATAAATCCACCTGGGCCTTCGGCCAAATGAAAAGATTGTATATTTGTAGGCTCATTTAAAAAACTAAATGTATCTATTATTTCTATCATTTTAAAAAAAGACCGCGATAATGGTTTATGTTTACATAAAGAACATTTATGATTAGGAACAATAGTATGTATATATTCATACGGATTTGTAATTTTTTTCAAAATATCCCAATATTCATAATATTCGTCAATAGTTTGCTTTAACAAATGTAAATAATTATATAATGAATAACATATTATTATATCATTAGCATCTGATACTATATTTGCTTGTGACTTATTATTTTTATATATAATATTAAAATCTAAATTCAAATTATTCAAATTTGGTAAATTAATATAGGTCATATAATTTTTTAATAGTTACTTTATTAACTAAGTATAGAAAAATACATTTATATATTTATTTACAAATATATAAATGTGTTAATGTAATATTTTGCTTCTAAAATTTATGAGTTTATGTTGCTTTTAAGCTTTCTTAGTTTGTGTTTTTTGTAATTTCTTTTCTTCTGCCTTTTTAGATTTTTCAGCTTCTTTTGCCGCCTTCTTTTCTTGTGCTGCTTTTAGTTTTTCCTCTTCTTTTGCTTTCTTTTTTTCTTCGGCAAGTTTAAGTTTTTCATCTACAGATAATTTAATTTTATTGGTTACTTTGCTTTGTTTTTGCTCTTGTTGCTGTTCTAATTGTTCTTCTAATAATTGTTCTAAATCTTGTGTTTCTTTAATATATTGCGCAGCCAATTTTTTAGATTTTTCATCTATTTTTTCTTTTTCTTTAACTTCAAATTCTTCATCTATTTTTTTAAACTCACCAATAACCTCCTCTTGTAATTCTTTTTCTTTTAACTCTTGCTTTTTAGATACTAATTCATCTGGTTCATATTCAACATTTCTAATCTTTTTAAATATAAAGTAATTATTTAAAAACGAAATTTGTTTTTCTTCATCACTTAATTGTGCTGAATTTCCTAATTTTTTTAATAAATAATTATTACTTGTCACTTCGCTATTCATAAAATTATATAATTGCTCAAAGTTTCCCATTGACCCTGGCAAATTTAATTGCTTATATTCGGTTTCATTTAATAAAACAAATCCATTATTTTCCATAATTCTTACTAAGTATTTATAATTAACCAAATATTCTTGAAAAGTTTTATTAATTGTTTCTTGATAAACATTAATAGCATAACCCAAACTAGACTCATCATCCTTAAATTCCTTAGCCTCATATTTTTTTGTTAATTCCCATATTTTTTTCTGATTTTTAAATAAACTAATGGATTCATTAATGTTTAAAGAATTTAACATATTAAATATTTTGCTCCCATCATAACAAGTTCCAATAAAATATCCTTCTAAAGTGGTACACTCTTTTATATTTTTAATAAACTCATTTAAAACATTTTCACTTTCAAACATATAATGCATAGCAAATTGTATAGAACTAATATTAAATCCATTTTTTACAATACCATAATTATTGTATACACCTTTACCTAATAAGACTTCATTTTTTGTCCCTTCGCCAAAAAGAGCTTTAATAATTTGTCTTGATTTGTCATCATATAATGCCGAACCATCTTTAATATTATGACTACTATTACCATGTAAGAATAATGCTTTAGGAATAACCGCATAGCGTTGAGCATAATTTAAATAACGAGCACATACACCATCTAATCTATTTTCAATATTGTCTTTGCTTAAATCTAAACCTAATACAAAATTGAGATTTGCTGAAATCCATTTAGGCAAATCACCTCCTTTACCAACGGCATAATCTATTAGCGAATATCCTGATTTGGATACTTTATTTATCAACATACTTTTAACATATAAATTATGAAAATCGCGCAAAGCTTGTGTTTCGGATGTTTTAGAAATTTTATTATAATATACATCGTCATCATTATTAATAGTCACTCCATTTCCGGTCATTAAGATAGTTTCACTTATTGGATTATGAATAGATTGCCAATTTGAGTTTGCCGTATGATAAGCATTACCAAAGTTTTTAACTCCTGAACGCAATTCGGATGTTTTATCAGAACGAACTCGCAATGGTTCCCATCTCCAAAATTCTGGATTATTACTATTATAAGCAAATTCTACAATGGTATTATCTTCAATTTCATCACCTTCTAACGTATAAATCTTAAGATTATTTGATTCATCCAATTTGCCCATAATATTACATAATCCAGCATTAACATCGTTTGGATTTGTTGGATAAAAGCGACAAGGTTTATAACTATTAATATAAGATTCTTTAGTATCCCTCTTAATGTTATTATTAATAATATCATTATATGGATTAATATAACCATGTTTTTTTTCATCAAAACCCACATTTAATATTAAAGTGTAATAACTTTTAACTTGATTATATGAAGTTAAATCTTCGCCTTCATTATTTAAAGTTCCAATATAATTTCCTCCTAATTCGTTTTTTTTAAACTTAATTAAGAAATCAATAGTATTATAGCGCGGAGGTTTCCATTTAAATGACTCATTCCAAGTGGTTTTATAATTTGGCGCGGCAATTCCTGTTTTTGAACTACATACACCTGTATTTGCTGGTGTAAAAATTAATCCATCTGTATTATATTCGTATAATCCCTCGTTAATATTATTTAAAATTCTAGCACAACCATTAAATATGTGAGCGCCGTAAAATTTTTTTACGTTAATTTTAATATGTATTTCTTTACTATTTGTAATTGATTTCAAATCAAGACTTTTTATTACACTATTTAAAATTATGAGTCGATAATTTATATTTTCCTCTTTTTTGCCTTTTTCTGTTTTGCTTTCTTCTTTTTCTTCTTTTTCTTCTTTTTCTTCTTTTTCTTCTTTTTCTTCTTTTTCTTCTTTTGCGCTTGTTTCTTTTTTGCTTGTTTCTTTTGTGTCTTGTTCTTCAATTGTCAAATTTATAAAAGGCAAACCTGTTACATTTTTTCCATTAAAATAATATATATCAAAACAAGCAAATATATTTATGTATTCCCCCTTTTTATTATGTAAAATATGCTCACCATCTATAATAGTATTAAATAATTCTTTTTTCTCACTATAACACCCAGTAAATTGTATATTCATAGTTGTAGAAATAAAGTATAATTTTCCCTCTGGTGATATATATAGCAATTTTCTAGTTCCATCTGCTTTATCTGTGACAGTATAATTTTTTCTAATATTTGGAATAGAATTATTTGTATCATTTATTTCTGTTTCGGGTAAAATATTTACCATTTGTAATGTTGTTGATGATGGACCAATAAAATCTTTTATATTTGGTAGCATCATAGCTTTATAATCTGGACCTTTTGCCAATTTTAAATATTGTTGTATAACGTAATCCATCTCATTTAGTGTTATTGGATAATTTGTTTCTTGTAATCCTATTAAAATATATTTAATAACTTTGCGCAAATTAGTATATAAAAATTCCGCGTTTGAAAATGTTTTGTTGGCAATAATAAGTTCATTATTAAATTCTATTTCTATTTCAAAATTTTCTAATGAATTAAAGACCTCCGAATCTTTTATATTAAATTGCTCAATAAATTTACCATATTGTGATTTTGAAGTTTTAACAATACTACAATGAATTAAAAATGGTAAATGTGGATGTCTATATTCATAGCGCTTAATATACCTAAATATTTTTTTAAATGAATTCCATTTGCTATGTAGTTCTTCAATAGCATTATTATTTCTAGAATAATTTTGCTCTGTTTGATAACATACACGAAAGTTATAATCATCAAAATCTAATGGAAACAATTGTGTGTCATTATTTTTAAAATATTCTTTTTCTACAAATTTAATATTATTTTCATCTAAAATTCCAGACAAATTATTTAATTTACAATAGCTTTGAATATTTGGTAACCCATTTATTTGCGTTCTAATATTAGATAAATTGCTAGCATTCATTATTTTCAAAAAATAATTTTCATTAATTAATTTAAAATCATAATTCAGCAAACTCTTTATAACATTGTAAAAATCCACTTTGTTAATATTTTTTATTTTCTTTGTTCCAAAGCGAATCTCAAATTCAGGATATACATTTTCTGAAAATCGTGTATAGGTTGACAAATATGTTTCAATGTATTTTAAAAATTTTTTGCTTAATTCTTCTTTCTGAGATTCTTTGGTTAATTGACTTTTACTCATAATTAATATATATTATTATTTATTATTTATTATTTATTACAATGTAATAAATAATAAATTTCAATTTTGTTTAAAAATATAATGATAAAAATATAATATTAAAAATATAATATTAAACAAAAAATAAAAACTTCTAATAGCATTACTTTAATGAATTCAAATTAGTTTTTGTATTATATTTTCATATAATTCTTGCTTTTTCTTTTTCTTAGCATGTTCATCATATATATTAATGCTTAACTTTTCGGCAATTGAAACTAAGTCATCTAACTTGTAATTACTAAATGCTTTTAGTGGTTTTTCAATATTTTCAATAACATAATAAGATTTCAATATTTTTTGAAGTTCTTCTTCTGTTATGCTATTATTTGCCAATTCTATATCAAAATTATTAAATTGCGAACTCATTTTTACATTCGATATTTTTAATAATTTATAATTTTGTAAATTAATAACTTTTTCATCATCATTTGTACATAAAACACAATATGTGTTATTGTCGCGAATTACTATAACATTTACCAAATACAATACACATAACGCATGAAAAGTTCTGAAACTTATTTTTTCATTATTGGTAAGGTCATCTTCTACTGCGCTTTTTTGTATTTTAAAATCTTTTAAAATGTTTTTTTGATTTTTTAATTTTTCAACACTAGCAATTTTAAACTCTTTCATAATTTTAAACGAGTTAATATGTTCTAAATCAGTATCATTCAAATTATTAATAATTTTATAAAATATCCAAAATAATTTGTCAGCAAAATTCTTATGATTATTAATTTTAAATGGTTCATTATATTTGCTGTATTTTTTTGAATAATTTATTTGAACTCGATTTCTTGGAACGCCTACATTAACAACTATATTTTGCTTCTTACTATTATTTGAATTGGTAATATTAGGAGTGATAATATTACTTTCATTTGTGCTATTACTTTCATATGTGGTATTAGTATTAGTATTAGTATTAGTATTAGTATTAGTATTAGTATCATAGTTTTTAATAAATGTTAAATTTTTTGAACTATTATTATTTGTTTTAAGGTCATATAACATATATTGCTTAAGTTGATTTAAATCAATATTTTTTAATAATTCTTCTTTATTTAGACATAGCATTTTTAATTACTTATATTAGTAGTAGTAATATCTTTATTATCTTTAAAATAAGTTGTTTGCAAATTTCTTTTCAATTTTTCATCTTTATTTATATCACTTTCTTGTTTTCTAATAAAATCAATATAATTACATATATCTTTGTAAACCTTTGCAGATATTTTATTTAGATTAACAAAAATACCATTACTATTTTCATTTAAATATACATTATTTGTTTTTAATATTTTAGCAATTTCTATATGATGACTATTTTCTAAAGATTCAATTGTTTTACACAATTTAATCAAATCATTAGAATCTATATTGTTATTAGAATCAATAATATTATTTTTACATATTATAGTTTTGTCTTCGCAATTTTCTTTATCTTCTTTGTCTTCTTCATCTTCTTCATCTTCTTTGTCTTCTTTGTCTTCTTTGTCTTCTTCATCTTCTTTGTCTTCGTTATTATTTATTTCCATAATAGTAATTAGTAGTAATAAAAAAATACCTTTAAATAAATTTTATATAAATTAATGACGTAACTTATTTATAAGTTACTTGTAATTCAAGATTGCCTCTTGTGTTGATTTTTTTATGTTAATTTTTAATTTTTTTTCACCTTTTTGTCCGCCAATTTTTTTCAAACTTTCATTTGTGTCTATTGTTTCTAATTCATTTTTTAATGTGCTATAGTTATTAATACTTATTAATTCAGCAATTATACTAATAAATTTATCATTTAATTCATAACGTTGACCTAATATACGAACTTGAATAATATCATTTTCTTTTATTTGTGAGAAAGATTCATTATTGTAATGATGATCACGCGCTATAAAAATAACATATGGACTATGTTCATCATCTACTATTAATTCAGCACGAACTCCTACTTTTGTTATTGATTTTGCTATACAATAAATTATTGTAGATTCAACAGGATTTGTTATTAAACACTCAAATACACATTCAAATAATATTTTGTTATCAAACAATTCGCCACTTGAATATGTTAGTAATTTTACACTATTATTTTTAACATATCCTTCCTTAATACACTTACCTTCGTTTAATTTTTGAATTTTTGCTTCTAATATGTCAAATAATTCTGAATTAACTTCGTCATATTTTAATACTATTTTTTGTGTCAATAATGAACGAACATAAATATGCGAATTATCTAATGTAGTTTTTTTTAACGATGGTTTTTTATTTTGTATTTTAGACATTAGACTATATATATTATTAATTTAATCTTTAAAATTATTTCAATTATATAATAAAATATTTTATTTTTATAATATTTTATTTATTTTTATTTATTTTATTTATTTTATTTATTTTTATTTATTTTATTTATTTTATTCACAAGTTATTAATTTGTGCCTCAGAGAGATTAAAAAACCATCGCTTATTTTCCACGTTTTGTAAATCATACAATCTAAAATATATTTCTTGTGCCGCACAGAAATTTTTTTGATTTAATTTTTCTCCTTTTTCTAATTTCTTTCCTTTTAATTTTTCAATTATTTCATCTTTTACGCCAAGAGCAACAAAAATTTTCTCACTATTAAGTTTTCCTGCTTGAACGCAAACAGCACCCTTGTTTGAACCTGTTTTCACTTTAAAATCTGTTATTAACTCTTTTGTTATTTTTTTATCTCTTGATAAAAATCCCAATGGAACTGCCATTTGTGAAGCAGATATTTTTTTTGATTCTATAATACTATCAAAATCATTATAGTCTTCTGATTGTGCACTATTTAGTATTACATTTGAAGTCTCTAAATTTGTATTAGTTAAAATATATAAAGTATAATCTCTAAATTCACTTTTATTTGGTATATATAATGCTTTTAATTTACCATTATTTGCTTCTAAAATTTTAGGAGTATAATAACTTAATAAATCTTTTTCAAAATCAGTTAGTTCATTATAACCATTGTTTAATAAATAAATAACTAACAAAACACTTTTATTAAAATCTAAATCATCCAATAATATATTTATTGCTAAACTATTTACTTCACTAGCACTTATTACTCTGTCCTCTTTTAGTATATCCATCATTTTACCATAATAAATATATTTGTTATCTTTTAATAAATATTCACTTTTTGCTGGATATTCTGTTATTATATAATTGTAATTGCGTTGTAATTCACTAATAAAGGCTTTAACATTTGCTATATTTTCCTCACTTAGTTTATCTTGTAAAGTTTTTTGACTCAATACTATTTTTTGACTGGTCATTGCGTTTGGTGTTTTTTTTATAGTTTTTGTAGTTTCTTTAGCAGTCTCGGTTTCTTTAACATCCTCTGCTTCTTTTATTATTTTTGTTTCTTCTTTGCTAAATATATTAAAGTCTTCAGGAACAGCAAATTTTAAAGCATTAGGTTTTGTTATTATGTTATTTGATCTTTCAAAAAGAGTTGCGTCTGTATTTAAGTTTATTGGTTGAAAAATATATAAATCGTCTAAATCATTTAATAAATTAGTAATGCGTATTAATTTTCCGCGTGTGTTATATTTATCAGTAATAAAAACATTTTCATTATTAACCAATTCATTTAATGCGTTATCAATATGTGGCAATGGGTATTCTTTAAATGTTTGCACGTAGTTAATAATGTCTCCTTTTGTTCTAAAATAATATTCCTTATATAAATCTCTCAAATGTTTAATAATAACTTCATTATTTGTTTTTAAAAATGATTCATCATATGAAAATAGATTTATTTTGTTTGCCTCATTTCCATATTTTTGAGTATATTCTTCTAAAGATGGTTTGCATGTATAGCGGCAATTATCCATATAATCACATAATGGACTATTTACCTTATCTCCAATAGCATATTCAATTGATTTAGAATTAGAGAGAATTAGTTGTAATTTTTTATTTAAATATTTTTCATCGAATTTTTGTTGCTCATAATTTAAATAACAATCAATGCTATGTTCTTTTAAAACGCGAGTTATGTTTCCTATTACTTTAGCTTTTTCCTCCGCTTTTCTATAAATTAATAAGTCAACAGCCTCGTTATTATTGCTTAACAATGTGCCGTGCATAAATATTTGAACATTACGTTTATTTAATGGTAAATCTTTATGACTACAAGTTCTAATAGCGCGCCCAATAATTTGTTCTACTCTGCTAATATTATACCATGGTTCTAAAACATGTATTTGTCTAATATACTTAAAATCTAAACCTTCACTGCCTGCTGCCGACAAAAGAATTACTTTCACATTTTCACCATCCACATTATTAGAATCCGTACACGCTTTTAAATCGCTTACTATATCCGGAGAAATATTACTATTTCCACTTATAATCACATATTTAGCACCTTTGAAGCGCGCTTCTGGTTGTTGTAATACTTCAGATTTTTTTTTGTAAGTATTTACGTCTAATTCTTCACTTGGTGGATTAGCAAAGAGTGATTTATTGCTTCCATAACGCGTAAATCCTACTGCTTCTAATGCAAGTGCTATTGGTATTAATCCTGAGTCTATAAATTGTGAATATACTATTATTGGACCTTGAGAACCCATTAGCGAATCAATCACTGCTTTAATTTTAAAACTATATTTACCAATTACATCATAATCAAACATGTTAATAGGCATATTTTTTAAAAACTCACTTTTGAAATTATAATTATATCTAGATTTGGGCGCTTGTGTTTCTTGATAAGTCATAATATTATTAATTGCTGATTTGCCAACAATAGTTTTTATGTCCACAAGTGTGTTTATTTCTTCAATATTTATATTTTGCACTAGTTCTACTATATTATTGTTATAGTAAGTCATTTTTTCATTAAAATAATTTTCTAATTTAATATTGGGAAAAACAATATTTAAACATTCTAATGGTTTTTGTAGTAATGTGTATCCAAAAGATTCCATAGCATTTAGTTTTTCTTCATCGAATTTTGATATATTATTTTTTAAAATAATATTATATACAAATTCTTGATATGGTGATATATTAACATCATTTACATATATATCAAAGAGTGTTAGTGCTTCTTTTAATGGATTAGCATTTATTTTAAATTCGGGGTATTTTTTATTTAAAATACTATTATTTTCAGAAAAATCTTTGGGTAAAATTCTAAAAGGAAAACTTAATGGATTATCACCTTTAATATAACTTATGTAGCCATTTATTTTTCTTTTAAATAGTTCTAAACCTACTTGTGTGCCGTTGCTATTTACTATAAAACTTCCATCATTAGCAAATACATCTTTCAAATCAACTATTGAGCGTCTATCATTTAAATTTAATATATTGATTAAAAAAATTATTTCTTTATAATCATTAAACATAGGAGTTGCCGACATAAACAGCAATTTCAAATTATTAACATTTTTAACTAATTTCATTAACTCATTTGATACTAATTTATTGCTATTGTCTTTTGATTGACGTATATTATGTATTTCATCAATTATTATTAGTCTATTATTAAAATATTTTTGTAATTTGTTTTTTATTAATAATTGTTTTTTTTTTGAATCCATTACACTTAATGATTGATTTGAAATATTTGATTTCTTTATTATTAAATTGGCAAATTGTGTATACCCCAAAAACAAATAATAATTGCTAATTATGTTTTTAACTATTTTTATTACTTTTTCGCGTGACAAATTTTTTTGTATCATATTAATTTCGTCTAATATATTTTGCCCAGCACAATTATTAATAGTCCATAGACCACCTTTTTCTTCTAATTTTCGTTCATCAAATAATTGTAAATAAAAATTTTCTTGAACATTGGGCGAAGCCACTATTATTATTCGTTCATTATAACCCATAAATTTTAAATATTTTCTTGTTTCTTCGGCAACACCAATTGCCGAGCATGTTTTTCCAGTTCCTAATCCGTGATATAGTAATATACCATTATATGGAGTATACATAGAAAGAAAATTTTTTATGAATTTTTGATGTGGTGCTAATTCAAAATCTTTATTGCAAATTTCATTGCTTTGTTTTTCAAAATCAAAAGTTTCATCTATTTTTAATAGCAATTTATTTTCTTCAAACTCTTGTTTACTTGCTATCTTAATATTAAAAAATTCATCATCTAAATGTGGATACAAATATTTGTAGTTTGCATTATTGGAATCATTTAACTCTTTTGCGTTCAATAATTCAACAGCGTTGTTAAAATATTTATAATCTGTTATGGTATTTAACTCTTTTTCTAATATTTCCAATTTAGTTTTGTCTAATTTATTAGCGTCAAATTTATTTATATTTTCTTTAAATAATGATACTAGTTCTTCATTATTTTTTTTCTTAATTTTATCTTCTTTAATATCTTGATTTACTTGTGGATTTATAAATGGTTCCTCATTGTCGCTTTCTTCTTGTTCCTCTTCTTCTTGTTCTTTTTCTTGTTCTTCCTCTTCTTCTTGTTCTTCCTCTTCTTCTTGTTCTTCTTCTTCTTGTTCTTTTTCTTGTTCTTCTTCTTGTTCCTCTTCTTCTTGTTTCTCTTCTTTTAAAGACATTGGAATATTAACTATGTCTCCTTCATTTAATTCATATTTATTAACATTGCTCATAGTTATATATTAAATATATAGTTTATAACTTTTTAATAATTTATTTAAATAATCTATTATTTTTTTTTTTTCATAATTATATTCTCTAATATAATTATTTACATCATCTATTGATATCCATTTTATTTCAGTAATTTCATATATTTGATAATTGTTTTTTGGTTGATTATTATCAACAATAATACCAACAAAATATTTATGCTTATATGATTTATAATTAGAACCACTGAATATTTCTTCATATGGAACAATATTATTAATTAGTATAATATCATTTTTAGTATAACCCGTTTCCTCTTCAAATTCTCTTAGTCCACATATAACATCTTTTTCTTGATAATTTCGTCGCCCTTTTGGAAATCCCCATTCGGGTTCTTCGTAATTTTTATCGCATAAATCAATTAAAGATTTTAAATCATAACTTTCTAAAATATTAGTATAACCTTGTTTTAAATTTGTAAATTTAATTTTGGAGGTTCTCTCTTCATTTTTATAAGAATTATTTGTATTATAATTCCATAAATATTGCCATATTGTATCAAAATCATTATTTAATATGTAATTTCTCTCATTAGTAGTCATATTATTTAATAAATTTTTTATATAATTTTTATCTTCAATAGAATATTTTCCGCGCATAAAATCTACAAATGATAATGTGTCCTTACGCTTAATAATCAATAGTTCAATAGAATTTTCATATTTATTTAGCGAGGCATCATATTTATTAACTATTCTAATAGGAATAATACCTATACTAGTAATAGGTACTTTACATTGATGAAATAAATGTCCTAATTTTCCACAATTATTACAAAAATATTGTTTTTTTATATTCATTGTTAAAATAACTAACAATAATGTTTTTATATAATTTACTAAATTCAAATAAGTAAACACTAAGAAAATTTAATATAATAAAATTTTAATATATATTAAAATTTTATTATGAGTAATAATGACCACGTATTTAATCCTATTATATGGGGTCCTCATTATTGGTTTGTGCTATATACTATTGCCTTATCTTACCCAATACATATTAATGAATGTACAAAAAAAAAATATTATGACTTTATAACAAACCTACCTCTATTTTTGCCAGTTTCCGATATTGGAGGTGTTTTTAGTAAATTTCTAGATGCGTATCCTGTCACTCCGTATTTAGACTCGCGAGAATCGTTTTCAAAATGGGTCCATTTTATACACAATAAAATAAATAGCTATTTAGGTAAACCTGAATTAACATATTATGATGCTTTAAATAAATATTATGAACATTATAAATTAAAAGAAATAAAAAAAAACGATGAACGGAAAAATAAGGAAAAATATATTTTTGGTACTTTAATAATTATTATTATTTTAGTAATAATATATTTCTATATATATATATAAAATGGGTTCAAAATTTAAATTTTGGAAAAAGAAAGATAAAGACAAAGACAATGAGCGTTTTGTAAGATTAGTATTACTAATTATTATAGTATTAATTATATTATATTTTTTTTGGAAAATGGATAAAAATAAAAGAAGATAAAAAATAGCACAAATATTATTTTTATTATATTTATATATGAAATAATACTAATACTATGAAACTAGAATTAATAATTATTTTAATAACTATTTTTGTATTAGCAAATACATATTTTGAAGGAAAATTAATTAATAAACTCAAACACTATGAAAAATATTACAAAATGGTATTTTTTGCTTTTATTGGGTTATGTCTATATTTATTTATTAAGAAGAATCCAGGGAACTACAAAGAAATAGTAACACAAGCCAATAGTTATATAAAATATTTACCTATTGATAGAAATACTGCTAGTTTTATAACCCCTATTATCGATCTTACATCTAAATCAATAACAAATGAACTAAATAATAATTTTAATTTTTCTAGTCCTGTTAATAATCAACTATCGCAAAATTTATTAACTTCAATAAATAATAATCAAAATTATTTATCCAAACAACAGCAAAAAATATTATCTTCTGGAAATATATCAACAAAAAGAAGTGTCAGTGAAACAAAAAAAAAATATGTAGCTGCCTCGCAAAATTGGCATTGTAAACATTGTCAAAAACAATTACCAGCATGGTTTGAAGTAGATCATGTTAAAAAATTAGAATATGGAGGTTCAAATAATATTGACAATTTAGAAGCGCTATGTAGAGATTGCCATGGCAAAAAAACTGCTTTTGAAAATCTATAAATATTGGGTTTATAAATAAATAATATACTTATAATGTAATATATTATTTATGACTACTAAGAATAGTAATAAGGGTCTTGAATCTATTACGGATGCTAAGATTATTAAAGATACTAATATATTATTAACACTTGGTGAATTATCTAGAGATTTTTTACAAAAAAAAGTAACTACAGCATATAATGATTTAACTAATAAAAAAAATAATTATTATTACTCTATAATTATAGCAATATTGGTGTTGCTATTGGGACTATTTTATTATTTAAATAGCAACCAAAACATTTTCACTATTAAAAATACAAAATATGAAATATTTATGTGGTTATTTTTAATAGCATTTTGTATATACACTTTTCTATTGTATGTTTATAAACATAAATATCAAAGTTATAATAGTTTAAGACCAGATTATAGTTTTATTAAAATGTATAAATATGTTGGACTACTATTTTTAATAATATTATTTCCAGTATTAATAATTAATTTTATAATATATTTACACAACACAAATAATGATATTTTTAATGTTTCACAAACCATATTAGGAGTATTAATAGTTATTGTTATTTTCGCAATAATAGCAAAAATATTTTCTATAAAACCCGACAATTCTAACGCAGGTGCTGATGACAAATCATCACAAAATCCTTTTCAAGCATTAATAACACTATTGAAAAATATTATATTTTTTATTCCTTGTTTACTAATTATAGCAGTAGATGAAATAAATAAAGATATAAGATTAACACCATCTTCTATTTATTTATTATTTTTCATATTATTAATTCTAATAACATTACTATTTTTATTGCCAGTATTATTTAAATATTTAGCAAAACATAATAAAAACGATCTTTTATCTGGAGAAGGCCCATTTTATTTAAATGAAAAAAAAACTTTAGGAAAATATCAAAATTTGGACAAAAATGCTACTGCTAATCTTGCTATACCGAACTTTACCACATATGATGTTAAAAATAATACAACTAATACAAATAATATAAGTAATATATTATCAAATTTTAAAACAAACTTCACAAATACTTCTAGTTCAACAGAAAGTAACTCAAATGAAAATACTTCAAATGAAAATGTTGTGATTAATGAATATAATGACACTAAGAATAATATTAATGATAATATAAAAGGATATGATTTTAAATTATTTAAAAATGATTTAATTGGTCTATATAATATAGGAACAAAATTTTATGGTTCTTCAAAAAATCATAACAAATTTCCTTATAATTATACTTATAGTATAAGTTTTTATATTTATATAAATCCACAACCTACAAATACATCTATTGCTTATAATAAAGATACCGAATTATTTAATTATGGATCTAAACCAGTTATATATTATAATGGAAACTCTAGAAAAATTATTATTAAATCTAGAACAATAAATAATAAATCAGACCAATTAGATACTATATATGAAATGACGCATGTAAAACATCAAAAATGGTTATATTTTGTTATTAATTATGAAAATAATAATATAGATGTGTTTATTGATGGCAAATTAGTAGGTTCTAAAAATAATGTTACACCTTATTTTATAGGAGATAGCGTAACTATCGGTGAAGATGATGGTATATATGGAAGTATTAAAGAAATATTCTATTTTGATAAAATAAAAACTCCTGATTCCATTGAATTTTTATATAATTTAACAAAAAATAATTAAATTTAGAAATATACAAAATATAAAAATAAATTTAAAACATTATAATATTTTTATATATTATAATTTTATAATGAGTCTTATAAATATAATTATTTTAGTAATTCTTGCTTTAGTATTATTATGGGGATTGAACAACATATTTTTAAAAACAAATATAATTTACGATAAAATGTGCGAAGCATCAACTGTGTCTACGGAAACAGACGTAACATCGTCTAGTAAAAATATAATAGCTGCCAAAGATATACCAGAGACTACCGCATCCAATTTTACATTAAGTGTTTGGTTTTATATAGATAATTGGGGAAATGATATTGGAAATGAGAAAAATATTTTATTTATGGCAACTAATCATACTGCGCAAACATTACCGGATTTTATAGACTCTACTACTCCTTTTTCAGGTATTAGCACATATGAATCGAAGGGTCCCCCCCCAACGAGTCCGACGACTATATATAAAAATATTAACATAGCTTTAGATAAATATGAAAATAATTTATTCATAGATATAGAATGTTTCCCAGATAGAGCACCAGATAGAGCAGGAACAACTAATCAACCCCCTCAAACAATTTATGCTAGATATAAAATACCTAATGTGTCAGTTCAAAAATGGAATAATTTAACAATAAGTGTTGATGGTCGAACATTAGATGTATATTTAGATGGTAAATTAAGAAATTCATTTATATTACATGGATTATATAAAAATTTTTATTCTAATAATGCTAAAAAAAATATATATTTAGGAACTTTGCCTCGTGGTACTACATCAAATGGTAATATAGGATTTGAAGGTTTTATAACTCGTGTTCGCTTTGAAGGTGATTCATGTAATCCACAAGATGCTTATAATATTTATAAAGAAGGAATTGACGCATCTTTAGCCAATTCTATATTCAATAAATATAGCTTAAAAGTAAGCTTTTTAGAATACAATAAAGAAAAAGGAAGTTTTAAAATATAATAAAATATAATAAAATATAATAAAATATAATAAAATATAATAAAATATAATAAAATATATTATATTATTTATATTATTTATATTATTTATATATAAATAATATGAATTCTAACGGAGGAGTATTACAAAATATTAATAAATATTTTAACACAATTATACCATATGATACACAAAAGAAACTTGGAGATTTTAGTGGATTTTTATCCTCTAATACTATGATTGCCAGAGGGACTTTCTTGTTAGGAGTATTAATTCTTTTTTCAATATTATTTTATATTGGAAGTAGGGTTATATATTATTTTCTATCTCCATCAGAAACACCATATTTAATAAATGGAATGAAAGATGCTTCGG